AAATGGTAGTCGAGAAGCAGACGCAGGCGAGCTTGGCCGACCATATCGGCGTCTCTCGCAGCTTCTTAAACGAGGTCATCCGGGGATCCCGCCCGCCCACTGGCAAGATCCTCGACTTCCTGAACCTCGAGCGCCACGTCATCTACACCAAAAAGGGAGAGAAAAAATGAACCGATCTTTCGGCCCGGCGATCATCGTCGACGCGGAGACAAACGAGATCAAGAGGATCCACTGCCATTGGTGCATCTTCAACCGGCCGCGCGGCAAAAGCCGGGTCTGCGACCACGCAGAGGCGCGCGAGATCGAGCCGGAGTTTACGCCGGATTGGTGCAAGATGAAGCAGGACGCGCTCCGCGACGCGAGGGATATGATCGCCGGAGTGAAGTTCCGCGTCATCCGTTGGTCTGGCCGCAAGACCGACGAGCCGCGCGAGCTCTACGCCGGGATCCCGTCCGAGGCCGCGCGCCAGTTCCGCATTGCGGCGCGCGACGCAAAGCGCGGCACGGTTCGGCTCGAGGACGGCACCGGCAAGACAGTCGAAATGTGGCCGGAGGCAAAAGCATGAACGACCACCGCGTCGTCGGAATCCACCCGATCTATCGCTCCGGCTCCGTCCGGCGCTGGCACGCGAACCCGGACGTCCCGGCCCAGACCCTCGCCGATCATCAAGGCCGCGTCGCGCAGATCATATTGTTCTTCTGGCCGGACGCCTCGCCCGAGCTGATCTATGCCGCGCTGCACCACGACTGCGGCGAGCTTTACGTCGGGGACGTCCCGGGTCCGATCAAGGCGCAGAACACCGCGCTCGGTTTCTCCGTCTCGCAGGCCGAGAAGCAATCCCGCGCCAAGATGGGGATCCGGCCGATCGAGGAGAAGCACCCGCATCTCCGCTTCGCCGATCATCTCGAGGCTTACACCTACGTCGCGCTGCGGAACCCGCACGTCCTCGTCGAGCCGGAGTGGATCCGCGTCTTGCACGAGCTGGGCGCGATCGCCGCGAACCTCGGCGTCGCCGATCGCCTTGCCGAGTGGTGGCAGAGGTGAACGCTTGCGAAAATTGCGCGAGACGCATATGATTTCGGCAGGAGCTCGGATCCGATCCGGGCGATCGTGGGGAGAAGCATGAGCCTAATTTTCGAGAACTGGCCGATCGAGCGCCTTGTCTTTTACGCGCGCAACCCGCGCAAGAACGACCACGCGGTCGATAAGGTCGCGGCCGCGATCCGGGAGTTCGGCTTCCGCGTCCCGATCTGCGCCAAGAGCGACGGAACCATCGTTGACGGGCACCTGCGCCTTAAGGCCGCGAAGAAGCTCGGGCTCTCCGAGGTGCCGGTGGTCCTCGCCGACGATATGACCGAGGCGCAGATCAAGGCGTTCCGCCTTAGCGTCAACAAAATGGCCGAGCTGGCCGAGTGGGACACCGAGCTCCTTCGGCTCGAGTTCTTGGATCTTGAGGGCGACGGCTTTGATCTCGAGCTCACCGGCTTCGATGCCGACGAGATCGCCGAGCTGCAATTCGACGACGACGCCGAAACCGACATGCCGGAGCTGGCCGAGGGCGATCGAGAGCCGTTCCAAGATATGACTTTCAACCTCCACCATGAGCAGGCCGAGGTGGTGAAAGAGGCAATCGCAAAATCAAAATCTATGGGCGACTTCGGGGACACCGGAAACGAGAATTCGAACGCAAACGCGCTCGCGCGGATCTGCGAGGTTTTCAATGGCCTCCGCTAAAGACATCATGGTCAAGCCGATCTCGGCGAAGGCCGCGAACGAGGTCGTGAAGTCCGTTCACTACAGCGGCAAGATCGTCCCGAATAGCACACTTCATTTCGGCGTTTTTCTGGGCGCGCGCCTCGAGGGCGTCATGTCGTTCGGCCCGTCGATGGACAAACGCAAAAGCCTGGCCTTCGTCGAGGGGACGCAGTGGAACGGATTTCTTGAACTGAACCGCATGGCCTTCTCCGAGGCGCTGCCAAAGAACAGCGAGAGCCGCGCGCTGGGCGTCGCTTTGAGGCTGATCCGAAAGCACTATCCGCATATCGAGTGGGTCGTTTCATATGCCGACGGATCCCAATGCGGCGATGGCACGATCTATCGGGCCAGCGGCTTTGCTCTCACGAGCATCAAGAAGAACACCAGCATGTTGCGGTTTCCCGACGGCGAGGTCTACGCGACGCTTTCCATCACCAACGGATCCAGCGCCGTGAAAAAGCGCCTCTGCGAGAAATGGGGCTTGCCGCTCTACGGAGCAGCGAGCGTCGCGCCCTTCAAGAAGATAGGGGCGGAACTTATCCCGGGCTTCCAGCTCCGGTATATCTATTTCTTGAACCCAGAAGCGCGCCAGCGCCTCACCGTGCCAATCCTGCCGTTCAGCAAGATTGACGAGATGGGCGCTGGTATGTATCGTGGCAAAACGCGTGTGAAGCAGGCATCCACCGAGGTCCACTCGGAAGGGCGACGGGGCGGCACCGATCCACACGCTCCAATCTCCGAGGGTCATCCGTTGTGAAGCAGATGACCCATCCCGAGCTTTCTAAACTTGATCGCCAGCGTTTCGCCGATGCCCGGATCTATCCGGCCGTCCCACTTAGCGCAAAAGTCATCGACCTCGTTTCCAAACTCAATCGGGCCGTCGCACTTTTTATTGGTCACATCGCCCTCGGCAAACTCGACAATCTCGAAGGTCTCCGGGTTGCACCAGACCCCGAAGTAGGAGGCGTCTTGGTTGCTGTCGACCTGCGCCCAGCCCTTAAGGTAAGAGCAATCCCCGAAGTCGAGGTCATATCGGTCGGCGTCCGGCAGGAAGGTAGTGGTGACGATCATCGCTTATCCTCCTCAAGCGTTGGTGATGTGGGCGGTCATGCCCGCGCCGGTCACGGCGTAAACCATCGTGCGGCCGTCGCCGAAAGTCGCGGCGTGCCCGAGGGCTTCGTCGTAGGTGCCAAAGTCGGCCCGGATCCGGCTCGCGCCGCGTCCGCGAACGGCCGTGAAAGAAACCGCATCGCGCAGGCATTTTGCTTCGTAGTCGTTCAGCTTCGGGCTCATCGTTTCCTCCGTGTTTCGCCTGTGTTGTGTCTACCGGACCCGTGGGTCGTTGGAAGCAAAAACGTCATGAAATGTCGCAAAATGAGGGCCGCATGAAACCGCCTCGCAAGAAGACCGGACCGAAAGGCCCGTCAAAACCGATGACCGAAAAGGAGCTGACCCAGCTCATTTCGATGATCCGGATCCACTGCACCCGTGACGAGATCTGCTCTATTCTGGGCATGTCCGACACCACGCTCAACCGCCGGATCGCCGAGCAAGGGATCCCGGGCGTCGAAAATTTTGAAGCCCTCTATCAAAAGCACTGCGCCACTGGGAAGGCGTCGCTTCGCCGGATGCAGTGGAAGTCGGCTGAGGACGGCAACGTCACCGCGCAGATCTGGCTCGGCAAGCAGATGCTCGGGCAGACCGATCAGGTGAAGCAGCAGGTCGAATTGACTGCGCGCGTCGAGACGGTGGACTATACTAAGCTCTCAACCGAGGCCCTCCTCGAACTTTCAAACGCGATGATAGATGCAGCTCCCGAGGATAACGACAGCGGATCGTGACCTGATCGACGCCGAGCTCTGCCGTCGGTCGGTGCTTCACTTTGCGCGGACCTTCTGGCCGGTGCTCGAGCCCGGGCGCAGGCTCGTGACCGGCTGGCCGATCGAGGCGATCGCGGAGCACCTCGAGGCCGTCACGCGCGGCGAGATCCAGAAGCTCCTAATCACCGTCCCGCCGGGCTCGATGAAATCGCTTCTCACGCGCGCCTTCTGGCCGACGTGGAGCTGGATCTCGAACCCATCGCTCCGGTATATCGGCGCGTCCTATGCCGAGGCTCTGGCCGCGCGAGATAACCGCCGGGCCAAGATGATCGTCGAGAGTGACCGCTATCGCCGCCTCTTTCCGCAGGTGCAGCTCTCGAGCGATCAGGCGCAGAAGGTCAACTTCGCCAACACCGAGACCGGCTCGATGATGGCGACATCGGTCAAGGGCCGAGCCACCGGCGAGCGAGGTGACGTCTTCGTGATCGACGATCCGCACAACGTCCTCGAGGCCGAGAGCGAGGCGATCCGGGGCGAGACGCTGCAATGGTTCCGCGAGGTCGTCCCGAGCCGCGTCAACGATCTCGATCGCAGCGCCTTCGTCTGCATCATGCAGCGCGTGCATCACGAGGACGTGGCCGCAGCGGCGATCGAGCAGGGCTATGAGCACCTCCTGATCCCGATGCACTTTGACAGCACCCGGGCGCGCACGACCTCGATCGGCTGGACGGATCCGCGCCGGGACGAGGGCGAGCTGATGTGGCCGGAGCGGTTCTCGCAGAAGGCGGTCGACGATCTCGTCAAGACGCTCGGACCCTATGCCTCCTCGGCCCAGCTCGAGCAGCGACCGACGCCGCGCGAGGGCGGGCTGTTCAAGGCGGATCGGATCCAGAAGATCTCGGCCGTGCCGGACGAGGAGATCGTCTGGTGCC